CCACGGAATGCCATGATAACAGATCGCTTAGGACCGTGTTGCATGAAGTCAGCTATGTCGTATTGTAGTGGTGTAGGATCAGGTAGGTTAAGATGTTTCCAAACTATGTACAGGAAGTTACGGAAGTCTTTTAGTTGTGCTAGTTTATTTGCCATTGTAACAAAAGAGGGTCACCTCCGAATACTCAGCGATGACCCTACTTTATCTCTCTTTTGATGTTATAGTTTCTGTTTTAATTCTGGGTCTTCTTCGAAAGGTAGAACCTCTCCTAGCAAGTCATTAAGTGGAGTATCTTTACCGCTCATAAGAACAACATCGTTATCCTTGAGTAGTTGTCTAGCACAGTTAAGAAGGGAAGGATTATATTCCTCAGTGACGTGCATCAGCTTGATACCCTTCTTTAAAGTATCTGTTAGTAGAACTTGTAACTCACCTAATTCTTCTTGCGTTTTCATATTAACTCTCTCTCTTTAAACTCTTCAGTATTTCGTTGATCCACCCACTTACTAGAGCAGAGGTGCTGATATTTAACTTTTTAGCTATACCAGCGACCTCTGCTTTTTGTAAGTCATCGGGAAGACGAATCGTAATAGAAGAACTCTTTTTACTTTTCGCCATGACAGTCTTACGCCATTGCAGCAGTAAAGTCTGCTAAATCACCAAGATTGTTACCGTCTCCAAGAACCACGTCGTTACAATTAACGTCGATAAGTTCAGCACTTGAGTCATCATCAGAGATGTCAACAGAAGTAGAACCAGCGGATGTTTTATAGAAAGCAAACATATCTTGACCTTCGTCGTAGATAGCAGCAATGTTTCCACCATCTCCAGAACCACGCTCGATAATAAGACCAGCATCGTTGGAGTTGTTAGTAGAATCACCAGCTCCGTCATTGATTAAAAGAATCGAATCTTTAATCTCGGAGTTAGTTGTTTGAACGGAAGTAGTTGTACCGTTAACAGTCAAGTTACCACTAAGGGTAAGATCAGTACCACTTACAGCACCCGAAAAAGCAGCACCACTAAGGTTAGCTTTAGCAGCATCAAGAGCAGACTCAGCAGCACGAGCTGTTGAAGCTTCACTATCGATGTTCGATTGAAGTGTTGTATCAGCAGAACTACGTGCAGTAGCTTCACCAGAAACAGCAGCTATACGAGCAGTTTCCTCGGAGTCAATGTTTGACTGTAAGGTTGTGTCAGCGGATGCACGACTGGTTGCTTCGGTATCAATGTTACTTTGAAGAGTCGTATCAGCGGAAGCTCTAGCAGTTTCTTCAGCATCAATTTCAGCTTGAAGAGCAGAGTCAGCACTCGCACGAGAAGAAGCTTCGGAAGTAATGTTAGATTGAAGAGTACTGTCGGCTGCTGCACGAGCTGTTTCTTCTGCGTCAATCTCAGCTTGTAAAGCGGAATCAGCAGATGCACGTGAACTAGCTTCAGAAGAGATAGCGTCAGCATTTGTTTTAGCTTGTGAGTCAAGAGCTTCATCAGCTGCAACCAAGTTACCTACGGAAGCAAGGTAGTTAGTAGAGGAGTTAGCAGTATAAGAACCACCTGTTCCAAGACCAGCACCACTTTGAGTAGCGTCGATTTCACTTTGTAAAGCAGAGTCAGCAGAAGTTCTCGAAGAAGCTTCAGCAGTGATGTTGCTTTGCAATGTATTATCAGCACTTGCTCGACTTGAAGCCTCAGTGTCAATATTGCTTTGAAGGGTAGTATCAGCACTGGCTCTTGAGGAAGCTTCAGAGGTGATGTTCGTTTGCAAGACTGCTTCTGCAGCCAATGCTCTTGTTTCTTCTACAGCAATCGCAGACTTTGTAGACTGACCGATTTTATAGAATATAGATGTATTATCTACTGGCATAGTATTATATGTGTTTAGTTATTGTTAATGATAGGAGGTAAGTCCTAATTAAATATCTATCTCCTGTGTCCACTCTTCACCACCTAAGATCGCAAGGATTTCAGAGTGGGTGTAAGCGTCTTTACTTGCTAAGAAGAAAGGTTTAACACCTTCATACTTAACAAATGTCTTATCCCCTGCAACATTATACCGAAGGGTAGATGCTGAGGTTTCAAGGACTTGAGAGAAATCAACAGATGAAACATCTGATGCGTCAATGATTACATAGTTTCTGTTCATAATTGTTATTAGCTAGGGACTGAACTTGAGAATGTAGGTCCGTTAGTTAGTGTACCGTCGTTACTTCCAGACCCTTGGTCTGTAATAGTAGTACCTGTACCGCTGTCATTGTCTCCCATACGCCACCAATTAACAGGTGAGTAAGAAGTGAGGTCTGCTGGGACTCCGCTGTTGTAAATAGCTGACACATCAGACGCAGATAGTGTAGATGTAAAAAGAGCAACCTCATCGATAAGTTTTTGACCGTCAGGTATGCTATAATGAGGCACTCTACCTACTTGAAAGCCAGTACCTGCATTACTAGCAGTTGTGTCACCGTGGTCTACTGTGCTTTGTAAACTTCCGTCCAAATACAATTTAGAACCACTAGCCTCAAAAGTACAAACCACGTGATGCCAAGCTCCTAATGTAGGTATTGTAATTGGGTGTGACAAAGTATTAACGAAAGAGTGAACATACATATTTCCATCTGACCAATGATAAGCGGACGTTCCAGCTCCACCCCCAAGCAGACCGACTTTTCCTGTGGCACTCGTTTTATACCAAAAAGAATACGAAGCATTAGCTACTGAATTAAGAGCCGTAATATTACCAGCAGCCATATAGTCATTCGTACCATCAAAATCTACACTGTAGGCATTACTAAAGGAAGAACCCAAAGTACCGTCGGAAACAATCTCCGTCCAGGTTGTACCATTATAAACTACTATCTTATTAGTATCCGTTTCAAAGTAAGCTTCCCCTGCTGTAGGAGATGCTGGGCGAGTGGAAGATGTAACTGTATTTAAAGTAGCCATGTCTTATAGTTCCTCAAGTTCTTGTGTCCAAGCTTCACCGTTTAATACGGTAAGCATAGCGGTGTGTGAAAGTGTATCTTTTCCGTATAGGCTTCGAGGTTTAGCTCCTTCATATTTAACAAAGGTTTCTGAACCGTCTACGCTATAACGAAGAGTATCTACACTAGTTTCTAGTACATCATCAAAGTTAACAGTGTCCACTTCGGATGCGTTTAATATTACATATTGTCTGCTCATAGTATTTTAAAAGTTAGGAAGGAACGCTTGAGGAGAATGTAGGACCGTTTGTAAGTGTGCCGTCGTTACCTCCAGACCCTTGGTCTGTAATAGTAGTTCCTGTACCTCCATCATTCTCTCCCATTCTCCACCAACCTACTGGTGAGTAAGAAGTTAAAGGAGCAGGTACTCCACTGTTATATATGGTTGTTACATCTGACGATGAAAGGGTTGAGTTGAATATTGCGGTTTCGTCAATCAGACCTTCCCACAAATATGGACGATAGGTTGGGTTGCCTCCAAATTCAAAATTATTACCACTTTCGGAAGTCAATGAAGGTGCGTTAGTGATTGTTGATCCTGCTTGGCTACCGTTTACATAAAGTTTAGCTGTAGAGCCATCAATCGTGAAAACTACATGATACCATTGACCCGTTGAGATTGTATATGAAAAAGCATAATTAGTCGATGTGCCGAAGAAAATCCTAAACGATGAACCGTTGTTGCACGAAAGCCAAAAGCGACTTGTGTGTTGACCTGATCCTGCACCGCCTCCCCATAACGAATTATAACTAGAGTGTGGAAAATTTGATGCGTTAAACCAACCCGAAATACTTATATTACTAGCGGAGTTGATTGCAGTAATATTCCCTACATTTATGACATCATCAGTGCCATCTAAGTCTACACTGTAGGCATTACTATAGGAACTAGCTTCATCTGCAAACTTCCTCCAATTACCTGCGTCATATACAACAAGAGCACCAGCGTCCGTACTGCCAGCTGCCTTCATGTATATCTCTCCATTCTTACCTATCCCATTAGTTACAATCGCAGATTGCTGGGAGTCATTAATTAATGCTATATCGCTCATATTATATTGTTTTAAGAGTTGTTGAATTGATACCAAGTTCCTCCGTTATAGACATAGAAGTCAGCGGAGTCAGAACCAAAGAACAAAGTGCCGTTCGCATCTCCTGTCCTTGTAGTTATATCGGATTCAAGTGCAACTGTTGGTGTTGTTGTATCAGTGTCTATTCCTAGTACAGCTTTAATAAAGTCACCTGTTGCATCAGTCTTATCGACTTTATCATCAAGCTTGCTTTTAACTACTGTACCGATCTGTTGTAGAATGTTTGCCATTGTGTATTTAGTTTTAAGTTATAATTAAATAAGTGTCAAAGTTATTGAGCGTGTACCCAACCACTACTTGTATAAATATAGAGTTTACTTGTATCTGTAGCAAAAGCCATCGCTCCTAGTTCATCACCAGTCCTAGCTTGGATGTTACTCTCTGTGTCTAATATCGCTTTGTTTGATAGAGTTGTTAAAACGTTTCTTACTGCTTGTCCCATTTGATACCATACGCTCATTATTTATATTCATTTTAGTTGGTTAATCCTGACGTATAATCATCCATGTCTCCTAATTCGCCACGAAGATTACTTAGGTCTGTTTCTACTGAGTGTAAGCTAACTTGAGAAGCAGAACCAAACACATCATCGTTTTGAAGAATGATATTTCCAGTTCTCCCTGCAACAGTCTGTACTGGTCCAAGATAGGTAAGACTGTTCCAAGTAGTGACACCGTCACCCAATTTGACACGCTTGTTAGTTAAGTCAATCCCAAATTCACCTGCTAATAAAACAGGGTTAGTGGATTCCCATAAAGAGGATTCTCCTCTTCTAAGTTGTATTCGTTTCGTAAAGTTAGGCATCAATTAATCCTCCGTCAAATATATCAGTTTCCTCCATTACTGGAGCACCACCATCAAGGATGGCAAAGAAAGGTTCATTCTCTAAGGATTCTACTTGTAATTCTAAAGTATCTGCTTTTTCTTTGTTGTCCGTAGCTACCGCACCAGCAGACGCAGCGATAGTCCTACTTTGAAAAGTAAGAGGGTGAACACGAACTACAGGTCTTCTAGGCATCTAACACTTCCAACGTCTAAGAGCTAACGCTTTTCTAGTGGGTCTACCTTTAGAGTCTTTCATTGGTCCTTTGTTACCACTCATACGAGCACAGAAGCTACGCTTCCTAGGACCACCACCAGGCTGAGGGGCTTTTAAGTTAGAACCTGTAGCCTTGTTATACTTAGCCCTGCCTTTAGCTGTGAGACCACCCTTCTTGCTCTTCTCACCTCTACCTAAAGATAACGATACACTTCTCACTTTTTAAAGTTACGCTTCATATTAGCGTACGACTTAGGTGATATTGTAGACTTCTTCTTGCTACGACTAATGCCTAGCTTCCTTCTTCTGTTAATGTTTGCGTATAATCCTTTTTTCATCGTTTAATTAATATCTCCATCATTCTATCTAGTTTACCGTTGATCTCTTTAACAGTAGTTTCAAGACCACTCATGCGATTCTCCACAGCAGTGTCTCGTTCTCTTTGAGTAGCAAGTTCTACTTCAATACTTGTTAACCTTTTTTCATCGTTGTCTAGTCGATCAGTCAGCTTCTTAATCATCCAACCAATAACACCTAGAATAACAGCTAGAGCAGTGTCGAGAAAGTGTGAGAGTTGTTCAGTCATCTGTTTAAAGTGCGGTGATTATGAAGGCGAGTAGCTCTTCGTATCTGATTCCTAATTGAGTCACTTCTTCTCCTGTATCCTCGTCAGTCCATGTGTCAGAGCAGAACAATCCATACTCATGTGCATCTAGTCCTTCAGCAGTAAATGCATCTCTTACATCCTGGGCAATGACTCCGATATGTTTTCTTGTGCCACCTTTAAATTTAAATCTTTTAACTAATCCTTTACACGCTTGTGCGACTCTAAGTTCTGCATCAGATAAGTCTTGTATTTCTTCTTTTAGGTTTCTATCAGAAGTGTTAATAGTTGCTGTTCCAGCGTACACTACTGACCAGCGTTTACTTGAAAGTCCTAAAGTTGTTTTATTGTCAAAAGTAGGATAATACGCTCCTGTTTCACTACCTGAACCTCCGTTTGAGTTTAATAAAGCTACCCCAATTTGATCTCCTGTTCCAAAAGCAGTTTGTAGTGTGTTGCTTGTTGAATTTAAATCGATGTTTAAGTTTTGAGTGTAACTTGAGCCACTCGCAGCTTGAGCCAATAATTGAACTATTGCAGATGTTCCTGTTGTACTTAAATTTCTAACAAATATCGCGGCAGTACCTCCAGCTGCATTAGCTTGAAAGTTTGCCACATTTCCTGTTGACCCAGTGACCTCAAATTTAAAAGTACTACCAGCAACTGCACCTATCGCCACATTTGTTCCTACATTAAAAGTAGTATCTGTCGCACTTATCTTAGTGGCTGTGACAGCGTTATCAGCTATCGTAAGTGCAGTAGAACCTGTTACATCTCCTGTGTGCGTAGCATTCGTAACCTTAGCTGTATTGGCTGTTACAGAAGCATTGTTAGAAACCTCAGTGTCAAAGTCTGTAATGTTAGAAGCTGTATGGGTATGTGAAGCAGCAGCAAAAGCAGTAGCCTCTTGACCATCTAATAAGTCAGCATCCAATCCACTGCCTGTACCGTCAACAGTTTTAAGAGATGTTAGTATTTCATTAGCTGTAGGAGAAGCACTACCGTTCGCAGCAGCTGTGATCCTTCCTTGTGCATCTACTGTTAAATTAGTAGCAGTATAAGCTCCTGGAGTAACAGCAGTGTTAGCAAGCTTGTCCGCAGTGATAGCATCATCGGCAATGTTAACGGTATCGATAGGACCACCTGCTGTCCCTGTAGCTAAAGAAGTAGCTATCTGAGCGTCTACATAAGTCTTGTTAGTAGCGTGGTTTCCATTAGTAGGATCAGAGGCTGGAAGTGTTAGAGCACCTGTCATCGTGTCCCCTGCCTTGGCTACCTTCAAAGCATCACCTGCAATTCTTGCAGTCTCTTCAGCATCTACATCTGCAACCCTAGCTGTTCTTTCAGTTGCAATCTCAGTGTCTACATAGTTCTTAGTGGCAGCATCTTGTGCTGCTGTAGGATCAGCTAGGTCAACTATCTTGGCTAAATCAGCATCGTAGTTCCCATCAACAGGGTCTTTAGTCATCGTGTTCTTACCACTACCCTCTTCAATCTCTTCGCTCAGATATAAGTTATGTAAGTAAGCACGATCTAGTTCTACTTCAGTAAGTACACTACCATTCTCAAAGTCTACAAGAGCATCAGCAGAGTTACTATCTCTTTTGATTCTTATCCTAGCACCAGTTTCAGGAGCAGTAGTGAACCTAATAAGAGCAGAAGGAGATGTGATAATAGAATAATCTCCTGTAGAAACAGTATAAAACTTACCTCCTGGAGAATCAACTGTTGAATCGTCTAGCTGTACAACTACATGAGTGTCATCAAGATAGGGAAAAGAGAATGCAAAGTCCGTCTGACTTGCTCCAACTGTGTAGTCTACGTATGTATTAGCCATGGTAATCTATTATTAGTTTGTTTGTGATAAAAGTTCAAGCACTTAGTCAGAGGGGCGGTTTAATTCAACTAAAGTTTTTATCCTTTTAAGCTTCCTTGATTTAGGTGTTATTTGTTCTTCCTGTTTTAAAAATGACTTCCAGGATTTACCGTCTTCATTAATGTAGTTCCTATATCTACTGTCTTCTTTCATTTGTTTCCAAAAGTGATTACGATATTCATTTACCATACTTTTTATAAGTCCCTTTTTAGTTAACTCACCTTCAAGCGGTTCTCCGTAGGTTAAAGCTTCTTTGTATTCTGTTGTTTTAAATAACTTCCCTAAAGCATCTCGCAGTTTTAAAGACTGTGTTTCTCCTTCAATTACTGTTTCTTTTTTCTTTTTAGATAATAAATCGCTGTAAGCTTGAAATAAAGGATAATCGTCTGACTTATTCCTAAACTGTCTTATATCAATACTGCCAAACTCTACTTTCTTGGAGTGATAATTACCTATCACCACTTCATCTCTAAACTTAGCAATTTCTCTGAACACTGGGTCTTTCTTATCAGTAGATATAAAAGTTGGACTAACCATACCCCACAAACCAGAATTGGTGTATTTACGTTTAACTTTTTCCCCTAATGAATTTCTCTCAATCCTCTGTGTATCTAAC